CCCGCGCCGCCTCCGCCGCCTCGGCCCGCCCCGGCGCCCCCCGCATTGTCTGTTCCGCTCACTGTGATGGCGCCCCCGCGCCCCACGAACCGTTTCGTGGCATGGCTCCGTAGGCCGCGGTCCACGGGTGAGGGCATGGCGATGGGTGCAGTCGCCCTCATCGTTGGTGTTATCGGACTGTCTCTTGCGTGGCGTGCGTTTTGGTGGCTTCAGGTGTTTTTCGCCTATTTCGCCACGGTCGGCACTCTCGGCAACTGAAATACCGTGAACGACCATGGACGTAGTGCTTTTAAAGCCGGTTTGGCTGTACTTGCCAGACGGTAGTAAAGAGAGAATCATAGCACAAACCGGCGACAATACTGGAATCCGTTTTGATTCTGTTCACACTGGAGTGGAACACCTCCGTTATTTCAGATACAACGAGTATTCGATCATGCAGACAGAGAGAGGAGATTATGTAGTGTCACCTGTAGATGGCGAGTATGAAAAGATTTACTACCCGAATGGTATATACGAGTATGTTTCAAAAGTAGTGCCGCATGATGGATTCTGGGAGGTGCATGTCCGCCGTTATCTCAGTAGTGAATGGCGGATAGAGTGCTGGAGTCGTCGTTGTGTTTCTTTGGAGCACAAGCGCGACGGTTGGTATCGACGGCGAATCGTAGGCTATCATATTGATCCCGGTTATGAACTGAAATTCACGGACGGGCCAACTCGCTTTCATGTCTCCGACGATTATGATGCACCCGTCAGGAAGGTTTGTCGGTATTTCACTGGCGAATGGTGTATTTGGTATGAGAACGAAGAGGGCGGGGGAGAGTTTTTCTCTTTCGACGAGCAACGCTATGAGTTGACCTTGTGCGACAATGTCATTTTTGTCACACCGAAGAATAGCGAGTGTGAGAGCGACACGAACGAGAATGAGGTAAATCACCCATCACATTATGCGGCCCTCGATCCCGAGCCCATTACTTTCATTCGCGACAAAGACTATCTGACCGGCAGTGCCCTGAAATACATTTTCAGAGCAGGCCACAAGGATGGTGCTGACGAAAATGTTGACATGGGGAAAGCAGCGTGGTATCTTCGTGAATTAGTCAACGAGCAAGGCGGCCAGACGGTAATCGCGATTCTGCGAAACGTCTACTGGGACACTATCGATAGACAGCTCACCCCAGAGGACCGTGCCAGGGAGGTTCGAGATCGGCTCGTAGAGTTCATGTCCGCCATTTCATATAATAGTCTTAACGACTACATCCCGAAAGCGCGAGTATCGTGATAAACAATATTGAGATTGTTTGTGTTGATTTGGCGAAATGCGGTGATCAGTGGGGGGCGGCTGCGTTTATGCATGCCACCGACTGCAACTTCACTATCAGACGTTATTCGACCGATCCGTCTGCCGCGATCCGTGAACTTATGCGTACCGTGCAGCATGTTCAGAGAGTAGAACTTGCTTTGCGTTCATGGCAGGAAGGAAGAGTTACTTTTACTAGGTGCACATATGCGGGTGAGACAGGCGGGTACGTGCTCACTTATAGTGACTCATCGGACGATGATGCGTACGTCTGTGCGATCACGGTGTCAGAGCGCAGTGAAGACACAATAGAAATCATCCCGGGAGATAAACCCGTTCTCGCCCTCGAAGCCAAAGCAATTCTACATGATAAAGGTTACACGGTCCATACGATCGGGGAAAACAAAGACGGGGGCTGCCAAAATGGCTACACTGAGTGATTTCACTCTCCGACGCAGAATCGATTGGGGTGAGCTCATCTCCGACTGGCGCAAGCCGTTGTCTATTCAGCCGGCGTCGGTAGAAGTGCGACTGGACGAAAACATTATCACCTACCGTCACGGTGACGAAAACATCACCATCGATGAGAAGGGTTACGAGTTGCTGCCCGGCGAATTCATTCTCGCGTCTACCCAGGAAAAAGTGAGCGTGCCTGCCAACCTAGTAGCTAGAGTGGAAGGCAAGTCATCGTGGGCGCGCCGCGGAATCCTCGTCCACGTGTCCGCGGGTTACATTGACCCAGGATTCCAAGGAAACGTGACCCTGGAAATCGCTAACCTGCACTCCAGTAAGTCTGCTCGTCTTTTCCCTGGAGATAGGATTGCGCAGATCGCTTTCGAGGACTTGGACAGGCCGGCCAGCATGCCGTACGGCACCAATGGGTTGGGCTCACATTATCAGGGACAGGCAGGTGTCACACCATCGGCTATGGAGGTAGAATAATGAGCAAGATTGACCGCCAGGAAATCGCGCTGGCTATTACTGGGGAATTGCAGGACACGCTCACGTCACTTCGTATTTCTGACCGTAAGGGAATTACCGTTATTGACTCCTTGGAGGGGAAGATCGAGGTCACCGATAATGGTGTTTTTGTGAAGACGAAGCGCGGCGTGACAGCGGGATGGACTCACGGAGAATCCGATGGCCCCAAGCATTCTGCGATGCGCTGCAACCTACTTTTGCGGAGTGTCCCATGACAGCGAATAACCCAATGCTGGAGATCGAGCACGAGGTCAGTCTCACACGGTTGTGGCTTCCGAAGCCTGACGTGTGTGATATTGACGAGTCGCGCATGACTGCCCATTTGGAATGGCGTAACCCCTACAATGACGCCGTAATTGACGTCGTCGTAGAAAACACTGACGACGGTGCTATCAGTAAATGGATCATTTACGGTTGGCCGCTGAGCGTTGTGGGCAATAGTCATAAAACAAACGGTCAGAATACCTCTAATCTTGCGTGTCGTCTAGCACAACGATGGGACGATGCAGAATATAATGCTATTGCCGTCCGCCGATTCCGAGGGATCGACAGCACGATTCATTCGATCCTGAACTCGCCGTCGCTCACCGTTCAGGATGATGCGCGTTCCGACCTCATGGGCGTATTGGACGATATTGCTCGCGAGCACGGAGGAGACTACCAACGCTTGGGACTATAGTCTCTCATGTCGAGCATGAAAACATTCCCCCTCACCGCAGAAATCGTGGTGAGGGGGAATGTTTCACGTGAAACGTCAGGCGCCGGGCTGCGGGGCCGGGGCCGCCTTCGCCTCCAACGCGGCAACGCGCTCAGCCAAGCCGAGGTAGCCGCCATGCCAAGCGACCACGCGCTCCATAATCCAATCCGACGGAGGATTCTGATAAGGGTTCTTCTCGGGCACCCACTGGCCGCCCTCACCCTGCACCAGCTCACCGTCGGTCACATACAAATGTGAAACACCGAATGACGCGGCACGATCGATTACCTGTCGGAAATTCTCTTTCGTAACCCCGTGAATGACGTGCCACCACTTGGTGGAAGGCTGCGCCCGCATCACATCATTCGCAATCGGGTTATTAGGGTCATCTGTCAGATATTTGGTGGCAGTGTTCTCGAAGCTCATGCACACGTCGAAATCGAGTGCGCACACGGCTTCAGTAATATTACTGCCAGGGTTAATGGCGATTGTGAAATTCTTGCCGTAGGTGCGTCGAATTTCGCCGATGAGGTCACCGTACCAACCGACACGTCCCGCCTGGGCGCCCCAGCCATTGATTACCTCGTCCAAGAATACACCCTGGAAAAGACCGTCATACTGGGAGCGCAAATTGGCGCACAGCTGCATAATGTATTCGCGTGTAAACTTGTCCGGATCGGGCACGCCATTCCTGGCGGCGTCATCCTTGGCGAGCGATGCTACACCGTAGCGGGTAGGAATATACCAAAGGATCCTCTTTGCCCCGGCCGCCTGGGCGCGCTGCGCCTGCGTGAGAAAGTCGTTATCCTTGGCAGACCAATCGCCCGTAGAACGATTCATAATTACGTAGCCGAGAGCATTCCCGTAAACCAACGTCTTGGCCCACTTTGACACCTTTCCGGCCTGACCTTCATTGTAGAAATCGGGCCAGAAGTACGTGACAGGGGAATAGTAGTGACCGCCGACCGTGAAAGGCGAGATTGAAGAGAACAGGGGGGCGACCAACTTGTCAACGCCGGCCTTAGTGTACCCAGTAACGTTTGCCATTGTGCTTTCTCACTCTCCGTAAGTCCAGGTAAGACCATCGTCACTAACGGTGATCTTGCCAGCATTGCCCTGGCCGCCGCCGCCAGGATTGCCAGGATCAGGGGCAGTGCCGCCATTCCACGCCGACAATGATGTCACCTGTACGTCACCGGAAGCCGGCAGCTCCGCGCCGCGGACTTCACGCGCCCACACGCCGGCAACATTCAAGACGATCGCCCACCGTCCACCATGGCTGGCATCTACCTCAACCTCGATCCTTCCCTTGTCATCGGCATCGCCGCGCACGGGGGCGGGGACGGTAGTAATATTATCGGACGTGTAAACGGTTTCCGGGCGGACGCTCATTGTGGCGTTGACTGTCTTGCCGGCCGCATTCACAACCGTCGCTATGACCTTAGTCATATTACTATCACCTATTTCTAATAGTGAACTATTTCATTAATTACAGGTCAACGCGAGTCGCACCAAGAGTAGCCACCGTAAACACGGTGCCCGGGAAAACACCGCCGTCGTAATGCCAGTACGGGTCAGCACCATAACTACCCGCCGTAGTATAAGCAACCCTGTGAGAACCCGCCTCTACAGAAAGGCGCCACTGCATATGATGCGTCATAAACGTGCGATTGTACTGAATCTCGGTCTGCCAAATACCACGATTGTCAAGCTTGAAACCAAAGAAATACGAGCCGACCGCTTTGTCTTTCTCAGCCTCGGAATTGTAATCCTCGTGCGCAATGCTCACGCACACGTCAAGCGAGAACTCCATGAGACTCTTGATAGGCAGAGTAACGATGCCGTCGCCCCACGTATAAGTGGTGTGATCCGAGGTCGAGCGTCCACGACCGTTCGTATTGTCACGATGCCTGTAAAGCACACCACTGAAACTGTTGGCAGGGTTAATGTTGAACGACCCATCGCCACCCTTGGAACCGTCGGCAGTGTACAGAATGTCGTCAATGATGAAAACGGCGGGGCGCGCTTTCGAGACCGCCCCGGACGGTGCAGCCGCGAGCATGACCCGTGCCGCCGCTACAGAGGCCGCCGGCATGACCCTACCCGCGGAATCATCATACGCGTCCCAAGCCTCGATAAGATTATCGTCTACCGTGGGGACGATACCGCCAGTCCACCTAGTGTTAGGCATATTGTTTTCTCCTAAAAATATTGTCACACAATCTTCAGTAGGTGAGCCAGCTAACCGTCATCTCGCCCCAATCCATAATTGTACCCTCATCAATATTCTGATACGTATAAAGTGCAATCCGGTCCCCAACGTTCAGGCGCCTCACCCCAGTCACCTGCAACGCCGTCCACAAACCGTGATTCAACGCGGCATACATGTAAACGCCGTATTCGACGTCATTACTACGAGCGACCCTAGTGCCGCCAACATATCCCGCCCACGACGACCGATACCATGTTGTGCCGTCTAGACGATAAAGCCCGCTCTGCGGAATAATGATTTCGATACCGTCTATTTGCATTCCGCCACGAACGATCTTCTCCTGTGAACCTACCGGAACCTGAGTCCATTTATCTTTCACAGTCCACAAATGCGCATTGTTTGTTGCCATGTGGGCGAAAGGCGGCTCTGTGAAAGTACGCCAAGACGAGGAATGAGGCGGGGCCGATCCGGGCGGGTCATAGGCTACGCCATTCGTGTCCATGACGAGCTGGCCACCCTGACGGTCAGTGATCTGTATTTTCGCTACACCCTCGTCGTCACGGAAAATGTGCAAACCTGAGGAACGGCTCATCTTCCATGACACGTACATGGAATAGATGATTCCGAGTTGCATTCCCGGAGTGAAAACGTCATTCGTGCGAGCACTAATGTAGAAAGGCGTGTCCGTGTCTTGGATCCACGTGCCGTCGGGGAGTGTGAAATCGAATCTTATTTTCTTCCCGGCCGTCGCCTCCTCGTCAACAACAACAACCCTATTCTTGCCAATGTTGATTGTGAGAATCGCACGGCCATTCCAAGACGGCGTAAAAAGAATATACCCCTCGACCTTACCGACGCCTTCACCGGCAATACCATACGTTTTTGGTTTCGCAACAGCAATATCATAGACTGCCATCTGCGCACCATTGCCACGATTAGGGCGATCCCTATCCGTCAGAACAAAGCGTGTGCCACCCTCGAGCTCCTCCACAGTCGCGATTTTGGGAGACCAGATAGACTCCCAGAACTCGTACTCACTGCCGAGGCCAAATCGAATATTCTTCTCACCCGACGTTGGCTCAGTATCAACGAGTGAAAGTTCCCCACCGATAAGACGATTTCCAATGAGGTCTCCGGTGACTTTTGCTGCGTTGAATGTGGCGTTTCCGGCGGTCAGCATTTCCGTGGTAACGGATGCGAACGCCGCAATCTTGGCCCAGAGCTCCCCGGACGCGTAAATGTTGCGAGCGGACACAGAACCATCGGCCAGTGAAACATTTCCCACAGAAGATGGGACAAGAATGCTGCCAGCAACCATTGTCCTGGTCACCCACTGTGTACCGTCCCAGATACGCACGTCAGTAATATGCCCAGCATTATCTGTGACATACCAAATCAATCCTGTTACAGGATTCTCGGGCGCGGCCTGGGCCACCACTGGCGGCCGGTTAGCTTCCGCAATCTGAACAGCTTTTTCCGCATCCTTTGCCGCCTTGTTCGCGGCACCTTCAGCCTTATTTGCCCGGTCGCGAATTGCGTCGGCTTCCTTGAAAGCGCGTTCGGCGTCTTTCGCGGCCTGGCTGAGAATTTTGCCAGTGTGCCCGAGGTTCTCGACCTTTGCGCCGGAAGGCGGCTCAGCAATAGGGTCGCTAATTTTGACTACACGCCCGGACGAGTCAATGATGACGAGTACGCGGGCGCCTATCCATGTGGCAATACCATCAGATTCGCCAACAGCATGCGAGGTCGGATTGCTGTAGGGGATCCCTACTTCTACCCAGCCCGATGGGAGGGTAGAGTCTGTTGCGGACGTGCCGGTGATTTTCCCGTATGTCCACGATACTGAGGATTGCTGAACAATAACGTTGTTATTGTTGCGGCCGCCACCATTTCGTGGCGCCGTATCAAGCAATAGTGACGGTCTGACCATGATGCCCCGCTTATTCTCCCAGTACCTCTATGTCTACTCTCATTGTAGCGGACGGATCAGACAATGGGAGACTATAGGCCGTGACACGGCCGGCGATATGCTCGCCTTGTTCTGTAATCGCGCCGATAATGTCGCCGACCTCGATACGGGCGTCCGGAATAATCGTCAAAGATCGAGACGAACGGGCCGAAACGTCCTGAATCATATACGTGTCCGCGGCCTCGGATACCTCTCTCGCCGAGCTTGCGGCACTGAATTCTTTGTGCGACGTAACCCAACCATAGCCGGCCGGATCATATGGCGGGTCAGTGATTTCACGTTCCGCGGTCCACCGTTCCTCTTGCTCACCCTGAGCGCGCTGTTGCTTACTGCCGGTAACATACCAACGATTCGGGCGACGCCCCCCCGACCTCGCCTTGCGCGGAGCCTCCAAAAGAAACCCAGACTCATACGTATAAATCTCGTCGGGGGCAGTCTTGTCACGGAGTTTGAAAATGTGCAGCATTCCATCGGCTCCGCTACGAATACCACAGCCTCGCGATTCGGCGAGTTTATAAATTGATTCGATTCGCGAATTTCCCCATTGCGTGGTGCGTGGGATAGGCGCGTCCCAGACGTCGTCCTCCAATTTCACGCGCACATATTCCGCAAGCTCATTGGCCTCGGAGAGTAGAGTGGCGCCGGCGCCGGGGGAGGACGGCCACGGCCTCGGATTATCGGCAAGAATCTGCGTCAAATCCTTGCAGGAAACGTTCACTTTTTCTTTCGACACGGACCATTCCATGTTGACGAATTCGCCGAGCGGAATTTCCCAGTAGTCGCCGCGCCGATTCTCATAAAGCGCAGTCACCATGGAACGCTGTCCGAAATTATTGAGCGCGTCCAAAGGCCATTCCGGAGTCCAAGACATTGGGCAAGAATAAGACAGCGCGCCTGGAACTTGACGGTTCGACGAAGACCACTCAACCTTTACTTCGGAGGCTGGAATCCCAGTTTTGAGGACTTCGCCGCCCCGAATGATATCGATTCTTGCGCCGATGCTGAGGCCGTCTGAAAGGGCGGCCAGAGAGGGCCCGTTTCTCATGGCATACCCGCAATCATTTTGCAAATCTCAATATACGTGCGCGACTTCCAAACCTTGTCGACTTCACGCCATTCACCCCAGGTGACGCATGGTGCAGCTCCCCAGCCGGCGTGAGGGCCGACAAGCATCGGCGAATCTTCGGGGACCTCATGCCATTTCACGTTCCACCGAATAATGCCGTCCCCTGTGATTCTGGCACTGTCAACTTTGTCTACGGTGATGAATCGTGATGGGAGAACGTCGGCGGGGGCGCCGGGCGTAAGAATAAGCGGCTCCCGCTTCTGCAGGATCTCCCAAACGCTGTTAACGTGGGACGGGTCATCTAGGACGAACTGTCCGCCTCCGGTGCGAGCCACCTCCAGCATTGGCCACCTGGCGATAAGTGAGTTGTATCTCGAAATTGGGGAGGACCATTCTCTTTTATCTTGAGCCTCCTCCCAAATAAGCCCTGGCACTGTGCGCCCGTTGAGGCCGCTTACCATGCCACGCCACCACTCCACCTCAGGGCGAGTCAACGTGACCGAAGAGTCGCCCTGAGTGTATTTTATTGTGGTGCCCGGCACAGCATAGGCGTCCGACAGAATCATTGTCACCGGCTCAGTCAGCTTGGGGCCCTCGAGTTCGCGAATCATTTTCGCACGCCCAGTGAGTGGTCTTTTATCGCGAGCCATCCCGGGGACGGCGAAAAGACGGCCCCCCGCATAGACGGGCTCTTTGCCGGTAGCCATTATTGACGGCAGCCCAGTATGTGTAGCAATCCATCCCGTAATCGGCATTATTATATGCTTTCCGTCATAATGGTTTTATCGGTTCATCCGGTCATAGTCTACTATGGCCGACGTTGCCTCTACCTGCATACGCCCCACAAGATCATTGTCCACGTCCCGAATTTCGAGCACGTCAGGGCCGAGCGCGCGATTCTCCAAAAGACTGATCAGCTTGTCCATTTTCTCCCACTGGGCTGACGTGAAAACGGGCTCCGGGCGCCCAGTCTTATTCTCGATTGTCGAGAGGCCAGGCTGCAGAAATCCGCCATTGTCATAGCGAAGATTCCCCGCGGAAGGCCCACCATAAATCGGAACCTCACGCACTGGGATACCGAAGGTCGGCGCCTCGACCATCATACCGTTACCGGAGGCGATAGCAACGTGGTGGGCCGGATAACCCCAGAAAAGTAGCGTGCCAGGAACCATGGGATTACCGGGCGATGACATTGCCTGATATCCCGCAGCCGTGAGACGCGGCACGTGAATACCCATAGCATTGAGCGCCCAATAGACGAGACCTGAGCAGTCGAGCCCGCCGCCCGGGGAGACGCCGCCCCAAACATACGGGGTACCGATAGCCCGTCGCGCCGTATTCACGAGGTCGCCTGCAGCGGCGCCAATAGCGCCGATTCCGCCACCGAATCCACTGACCACGGGCATGTGATCTTTAATCCAATCACCGAGCGCATCAATGGTTTTATCAACACCCGCCTTTCCGGCATCAAAGAATGGTTTCGCCCCGTCGCCCCCCCACGAATCCAGAAGCTTATGTACCGGAATCTTGACGACAGTCTCAACGGCTCCGATCGGGTCGGAGAAAATCGAGGACACAGCGTCGGCCGCCCCGGTGATCCAATTAAGAGCAGCGGACGCGCCTCTTTCTACCGTTGATTTGACAGGATCCCAAATACCGCCAGGGGCGAATGCGGCATACCCTGCGTCGCCGCCGGGGATCCTGTCCCCGTGCGCGGCAGCCCTGTTCATGGCATTCACCATTGCTGGCCCACCGACGGCTTTCACCCATTCGGGTCGCATGATTGCTTCTCCGCCGGAAAGCGCGAGCCGGCCGCCGCCGTCGGGTGATACGAAGTGGTAAATGTCGCGGCCCGGAGAGTATCCGGGCAGGACGCCACCTGACGCGTACCCGCCAATCGTGGGTGCCTCGGGAAGACGAAGATCGAGGGAGAGTTTCTCCATCATCCCGTTTACGAGTTTTCGCAATCCGTTATTGTAGACTGTGCCGATAACGAAGTTAACGGGCTTGGCGGCGGCTTCCTTGATTTTGTCCCACGCCGTCCTAACACCGTCTTTCATCGTGTTAGCGGCGGCTACGACCCTGTCCCAGGCGCTTGTAATTGCGGGAACGAGCGTGTTAGCAATCCAATCTTTAACGATTTGGATTTCGCCTTTCAGGATGTTCCACGCGGAGACGACCATGTTTTTCAGCCAGCTGGTCCACGAAACAACGGTGTTCCAGGCGGCGCCGATCGTGGTGGCTGCGCCTTGAATTATGGCGACTCCCATAGTGACCGCAGCGATGATGGACGCGAATACGAACGCAATGATTCCGCCAAGAATTTTCGCGCCGGTCGCAATCGTGTCCCAGGCGAAGCTGATAATGGGTGCAGCATAGGTTTGAATCCAATTCACCACAGGCTGCATAACAGCCCAAATACCATTCCATGTCGCCGATAGGGAGCCCCACATAATAGACGCCGTGTCTTTAATAGCGTTGAATGCTCCGACCACCCACGGCCATGCAATATTGTAGATCCAGTCAACGACGGGCTGAATGGTGGCCCAAATACCGTTCCACGCCGCTGATATGGTGCCCCAAAGGGACGATGCGGTGTCTTTGATTGTGTTGAATGTGTCGACGACCCAAGGCCAAGCGGTATAGTAGATCCATTCGACTACCGGTTGCATAGCCGCCTGAATAGAGGTCCACGCGGCCTGAACCGTACCCCAAAGACTAGACGCCGCATCCTTGATCGTATTGAATGTATCTACAACCCAAGGCCAAGCCGTATAGTAGATCCACTCGACTACCGGCTGCATAGCTGTCTGAATTGCGGCCCATGCAATCTGAATGTCAGACCACATGTTAGTGGCCGCATCCTTAATAGCATTAAATGCGCCTACCACCCAAGGCCAGACCGTATTATAGATCCAATCCGCGATGGGTTGAATAGCGGTCTGAATAGCAGTCCAAGCAATCTGAATATCAGACCACATCATACTGGCGGTGTCTTTAATGGCGTTGAACGCCCCGACGACCATGGGCCAAATATCGTTGTAGATTTGTGTGGCGACGGGCATGATTGCCGCCCAAATAGCGTCCCACGCCCACTGAATCGTGGACCAGAGTGCGCTCACGCCCCAGCTAATGGCATCCCACGCTGTGGTGAGATATAGGGCGGCAACGTTGACGATCCAATCGACGACGGGCCGGATTATGTCGCTGATCCCTTGCCAGGCTGCGACCATACCGTTCCAGACGATCATTGCTCCCGCAGAAATGCCATCCCAGGCAGCCTGAAGGTTTGGCCATGCAGTATTTACAATCCAATCGACGACGGCCTGAATGACGGGCTGTATTCCCTGCCACACGCTAACAATGCCGTTCCATACCCATTGGGCGCCGGCGACGATTCCGTCCCATGCCGCCTGAAGTGCGGGCCATGCGGTGCCGACTATCCAATCAATGACTGCCTGAATGACAGGTTGCATTCCCTGCCAGACGGATACCATGACGCCCCACATCCACTGGGCGCCAGCCACAATTCCATCCCAGGCGACTTGCATGAGAGGCCACACGTTAGCGGCGAACCAATCGGCCACGGCCCCGGCGGCCGTTTTGATTGCTTCCCAACAGGAAATGACAACATTCCTGAATGTTTCGGAATTCTGCCATGCCACCACAATTGCCGCGACCAATGCTGCGATAGCAATCACAACAAGGCCGATCGGGTTAGCATCCATCGCGGCGTTGAATGCCCACTGTGCCGCGGTCGAGGCGATTGTTGCCGTCTTGTGGAGGACCATCATTGCCGTGGCCCTACCCCAAGCAACCGCCTGCATCGTGATCTGCGTTGTTGCTCTCGCGATATTCGACAGGAATTCGCCGGCATACATGAGGTTGAGCTGCGCCGTCTCGACCACGTCTTTGACTTTCGCCACGGTCATTGCGTTAATGGCCGTGGTGACGCGGCCGGCAACGCCGGCTACGCCTTCCATGTCATTCAGCCATTGCTGCATGGAAGACATGACCATGACAGCTTTCCATGCCGTAAATGCAGCCGCAATACTATAAACCGCCACCTTGCTATTGAGAATAGCGACGGTGAGATTTTCCATGAATTGGACGAGGCTGCTGTTCGCGATGGTGCTAAGAGCAGTAGCAATACCGGGGACGAGTGTCCCGACAATGAATTTGCCGAGCTCGACGAAACTGTTGCGCACGTTGGTGATGTATGAGATGATTCCGGAGTCTTTGTCGAATCCGAAAATCGTCCCCGTGAAATCACCGGACAGAAGCAAATCTTTAAGATTCTTCAACGACGGGACGAGTGTTTTATTGATCCATTCCCCCGCGGCGGCGGCAGCATCACGCATGCGGAAAAGAAAATCAACGAAGCTTGAATCTTCCTCGAATGAGAAGATCGGGCCGGTGAAATCACCCTTGCGAATAACGTTGAAAGCATTCGTGATACTAGGGATGAATGAGTTACTGACCCAGTTGAATACTTTTTCGAACCCTTTACTCATGGCGTCAAGGGATGCGGTGATCCAGGGGAGTGCTTTTTCGGCGATTTCCTGCGCCCCGGTCACAAGGGTCGCCTTGAAATTCCCCCAAGCACCCTCGAGGGTTTTGGTGGATGTAGCGGCCTCAATGGCCACATCCTCCATACCGAGGTCGAGAATTGCTTGGTTGAATTCCTCGGCGGTGATCTCGCCTTTTTCCATGGCTTCCCGGAAGTTACCGGTGTAGGCGCCATTCTTTTTCATGGCTTCCTGCAACCTGCCGGATGCGCCTGGAATGGCGTTGGAAAGCTGGTTCCAGTTCTCGGTGGTGAGTTTTCCGGCGCCCGCGGTCTGCGTCATGACAAGGCCGACCGTTTTGAATGTTTGCGCGTTTCCGCCAGCAACGGCATTCAAGTTACCTGCGGCCTCCGCGAGCTTATCGTACCCTTTTACGCCGTTGGATGCGAGCTGCGCGGTGATTGACTGAATGTCGTCGAGCTCGTAAATTGTGCGGTCTGCGTAGGAGCGTGTGCTTTTTGTGAGTGCGTTGATTTCGTCCGCACTTTTACCGGCGAATGCAAGCGTTTGCTTGAATTTGATTGTGGCGTCGGCAGCGTTGAATGCTTCCTTTGCGACGCCGCCGAACGCGACTGCAATGCCGCCGATGGCTAGTCCTCCGAGCGCGGCACCGGCGACTTTCGCTACCGATTTGAATGCCCCACCCAGGCCGGATGTGATCTTCCTCTCAGCCGGCCCGGTATCAACATTGCCAATTTCATTATTGATGTTTCGGGCGAGTCCTCGTACGGACGGGCTGATCTGAATCCATGCGGTCCCGAGATCATATCCGGCCATTGATACCTCTCCGAAATCATGTGTAGTGAAAATGGTTCACGCCAGTCAAATCACTTTTCGTGTTTGTCTTGGCGTGAACCATTTTACACTATCCGATAGAAACTCGGCTTAGCTGCCGTATCGGGCGAGCCATTTCTCACCCTTGGCCTTCTGTGCTTTAGCGTGCTTGCTTGATACCTTTGGGTTACCGGTTTCCCGATATCCTTCAGCCGGCGGTTTCGGCGCTTCAGGCCATTTATCTTTCTTGACGCCATTGACGGCGAGTAGCGTGGTCTGTATGTTGTGTGCTGACATTATTGTGGCGGCTACTTCGTCGGACCAGTATCTGTCCCCGCCTCGCGCCCTGTCGAATGCTGACCCGGGCGGCAGCCCGCCGATGAGTGCCATTACCCGCCTGGGGGTTATTCTGCCTCGATATAGATCGAGAAGATCGGTATTGTAATATCGTTGCAGGTCGGCTTCTATCTCCCACCCATACTCACGGAGTAGCGGTGGGAGGGCGGTTAGTTTCCCGCGTCCACCTCGGACACGATTGACTGCATAAAGTCGGTCACCGCGTCAATCGGGACGCGACCATTCTCGTCCTCCAACGCGGCATAGACCTCATCCTTGTGGTCGCCTACAATGAGGCGGAAAAGCGGGAATGGGTTGCCGGCGTCGAGCGCCTCGAATGCGCGGAAGTCCTCCAGCGCCTCCGGAGGAATGTCGAACTCTATTCCCTCATAGTCCACGTGAATAGGATCACGTGTGGCCTCAGCCTTGGCCAACCTGTCCGCAGGCGCCTTAGCTCCAGCGGCCTTAGCCTTGCTCTTCGTGGTCTTGTCAGACATAATGGGTTGCCCTCATAATTCTTTTATAAAGGGTGGGTTGTGTTTGTTTTGGATCTTCCCCGCTATTCCGTGACAACCCATCCAAAACGCGGAATAGCGGGGAAGAATCATTGTCAGGCCGGGAAGAGTGCCTTGTGGTCGGAGTAGATAATGTAGTCGCCCAGCACGGAGAGGTTGTACTCGTAGCCGGTGATCTCAGCCTGCTGGAAAGTGATCTCACCGCGCTCACCGAGCTCAAGACGCGGGAAAACAATGCGAATCTGCGCGCCCACGCCGGAAACATCGAAAAAGTCAGCAACACCGCAGAGGAGCTTGACCTTACGGGACGACTTTGCGGTGATCTTCACGCCCTTGGTGGCACCGCCGTCCTCAATCTTCTCACTGGTGGCATCCAGATACCATGAAAGCGGGGCAAGCTTGGTCTCCAGGAGAGTAGCACTGAAAGTCGTCTCCGAGGAGTCGAGGAACGTCTTGACGACGCCGTGGCCCTGGTGCCCCTTGATCTTGGTGACGGAGTCGTCAGAGGTGAGCTTGAACCCGTCCTCACTAATCCACCCAACGTTAGTGAGACCGGTCACACCAGAAAGGTCCTGGGTAAGTGACGTAATCTTAGTGCCGAAATCGGCAACATAATCACCCAGCCAGAGCGCGTCATTGTCGGACGAGAAAATGAGTGCATTGTCAGCGTTAACAGCCATTATATTATTTCACCTGTGTGCTGTAATTGTTAATGTTGCAGTCGCCCTCGCCTGAGACGTGTCCGGATCGGGCATTTCTATCGGATAGGATGATTGTACCATCACTATACCATCCCGATAGTTCGGCATAGTGTGTGCCACATTCACGGCCTCACACGCAATTTTCATCGCCTCGCCAGCCGACTGCGCATAGGCGTCAATCGTCTCCAATGCGGTACAGAGTGCCTTCTGTGTGACTCCGGTACCGCCTGTCGAGAGGACTCGAATAAACGCGGAAGGGCGGTCGGGGGATTCAGGGCGACGGGCCACAATCGGCACGCTCATGTGCGCAGACAAGAAATCCATGAGCCGTTTCTTGATATCCGGCACCATGGGGGCGCGATCATATGTGGGACTCATTTCCTACCTCCACCCATTGTGACCCCTATCGCACGCTCCAGTGTGTGCTCTCTCATTTGTTTGCGCATTGCGGCAATGGTGCGTGCTCTGACGTATCCGCGGGTTCGATTTCCGTGCGTCGTCTCGCCTTCGAATCCACGGCCGGCGGCGTTGGCTACGCGCCCCGTCTCTAATGCTACGGTCCGGGCTACGTCAGGGCCGCGCAGAAGGTCGGCGACGCCGTCCCGGTTGAGCTGGAATTTTACTTTCGGCATTATTCGCTCACTTTGTCTTCGTTGGCGCGAATCTGCACAACAATACCCTTAGGATAAGGAGAAGGGCGACCCTCGACACGGTATTCTATGCCGTCTACAATAAGATGATCCTCCGCAGTAACATCTACCGTAGTATTTCGCCAATAAAGGGCGGCGGGCACGGTGACGGGCATCGCGCCAGCACTGATCGGCTCAGTAGACGTGGCCGGCGCAAACACCGCAGACGGCAGCACGACATTCTCCCACTGGCCAGGCACGGGATTGCCGTACTGATCTTTAGCGGCAGGACCACGCCTACGCCGCACAACAGGAACATAGCCGGACAGCATCACGGTTCCTGACCGCTAATCGCATTAATGTCTTCGATTAGCTGATCGGTAGCTGATCGCACATCATAATCCTGCAGGAGGTCCACCTCAAACGCGCCACCGGAACCTCCGAGAGCATCCTTTTCCTCGCGTTTCAGGTAGAGGCCGCCCTCGGGATTCTGATACGTGAACTGGTCAGAGAACGGCCCTGTCGTGTGCGATTCTGACGCGATAATTCCGTGAGGCTCAGAGTAAATTCCACCGCCACTGTCTGTGACGCCACCGATAGCATCTCCGCCCTGCATTGCGCGACGCACCACAGCGCACGCTACACGCTTTCGCGTACGAGGAGTAGCGGACTCCCAGCGAGGGCATTTCGACACAATAAGATCGGTAGCGTCGGCGAGGAGTACATCGGCACGAATGCGCTCATTGTCCGAGAGTGCCCGCCACCGGGCCTCCAGATCTTCGACCGTGGCGAACGGAATAATATCCTCGGGAATCACTTTACCGTCTTTCTGGGACGGCCTCGTCCCCGACGAGGGGCGGGTGCCGGCGGGGCAGTACGAGAGGGGGCAGAGGAGGAGGGCTCGTCTGCCCCACCGGCGTCATCATTCCCGGGGGTGATTTCGGTGTATTCGTCTCCGAGCATCACATTATGGTCGTCTGCGAGATGAATCACAATGTCGTGGTCTCGGTGCTTGTAGGATCGCATTTCCGAAATCGCCCCTGAGAAAAATTTTGTTTTGGATGGGTTGTATTTTGTTTCTTTACGACGATTTTATCAGGCGCCAGCCTTGGTCTTAATCGTCGCGAACTTGTCCGGGAAAACGTACCAAGCGTACAGAATCTCAAGGCGCAGCGCGATCTGGTTGCGGCGCTTCAAGTCACCCTGTCCGTCCGGGTCACCGAAACGGATAATCTCGAGCGGCAGAGAACGCTGAATTCCCCACCGAATGCCGTCGACGAAGTCGCCGACAATGCCCTCGACATTGGTGGCGGCGGTGGCTTCGGGCTTGCCGGCAACAGTGTTTCCGGCGGCGGCCGGAAGGCCCATAAAGTTATCAATGTCAACGCCGAGGCCGATCTGCGGGTAACGCGGCGTGCCCGAAGGGGAGCCATCAGCATTCTTAGTCTGGAGACTACCGAGCGCCCAAACGGCGGACGGGGCAAGCGCAAGGCCCGTGGGGGTAATCGGCGCGGCATTATCATTGATGAGCAGTCCGGCGGCCTGACGGATCGCCTGATCCATCTCCGTAGTGCCGACCTCGACACTCTTGGTGGTGGAGGTCAGGTAGTTGGTCCACGCGTCAATAACAGCACCGGTCAACGGGTTAACACGGTGGTAAAGACCAAGGTCGAGAGCTCGAGAAAGCGCCTCACTACCCTTCTGCGCCAGCTGGTTGAGGACGTCAAGCTGATAGTCCTCGTCGGCCCACTGCACCTCTTCGTTGAAACGCATAGTGACCTGAGCCTTGTGCGGCTTAGCGGTCACGTAACCGAATTCACCGGAGGTGGGGGCCTTCTCGGCGCCCTCGTCAACGAACTCGGCGCGCGGGAAATTATCGAAAGTGATAATGTCCACGTCACCGAAGGTCATGGGAATTCCACCGTTGAGCTTGGCGACGGTGGAGAGGGTCTGGGTGCGAGTAATGATCCCGTCGGCGATCTGCCGAGGCATGAGGACCTTCGCCTTGCCTGAATCAAACACGGCCATTATGGTTGTTTCCGTTTCTTTCTAGTGTTTTACTTTTTAGAATTGCGGTGGGCGTTTAGTCGCCGGCGAAAACGTTCCGAGCAAACTCCGCAAGATTGCCGCCGTTATTGTCGGGGGGGGGGGGGGGGGGGGGGGGCGGGGGGGGGGGGGGGGGGGGGGGGGGG